TTAGAAACAACCGAATAGGTGTATGCCCCTGTCGCTGGGTTGACATCAACATAAGTATCTTTTGAGGCTGTGTAGGTATGGGCTAAATCTGCGGGGATAAAATATAACTGCCCACCATAAAATGCATATCCCGCAACATTTGTTTGAACCAAACTCGCAGAAGTGGCAATAGTTAATCCCGAATAAACAAATGGACAAAGCGAACCCGCCAATTCTTTTCCGAGTTTAGTGAAAATAACGCTGTTTCTTTGATCCGATATATTCCCCGCAACGATTGCAACTGCTCCCGAAGTGACTGTGACATTTGCTAAAACAATATATGGATAGGCTCCGATTGCCGCCAAAATCGCCGCATTATTCGGAGCAACGGGAGATCCCGCAGGTGTTCCCGCAACTACCGCAACCGAAGCGATATTTGAAGCATCCGCATTGGAAGAAGCCCCCAGATTGATATATAGAACGACTGAATCAATCCTTGAATTTCCCGAAGAATTTGAAGTGATTGAGGCCGCAATTACAGCATCATTTAATACTGGATAAACATTAGTTGTAAAGGGTGTACCGATATATGCACGACCCGTATTCACATTAACCGCCATCGCCGTAGGAGATTGTGCTGTGACTTGAAAATGATTGTTTGATCCTAAATCCAAAACACCGCCTGTGGCAATTATATCCGTGACTAATTGAAGCACATTATTTTCGGGTATTACTGTGGCTAAATTTCGTAAAGTTCTTAATCCCATATAGTTTAATTATACTGTAAAAGAAAAGATTTTTATTAAACCGATTGATCTGTCGGATCAATGGTTGAATCATCTGCGACTGTTGACGGATCAATAACGGGTTGGACAACGGGTTCGACAATAGATTCGACAATGGGCTCGATATAAGGGGCAATCGAAGATTGGGATTGTAAATTTGCAACATTGGTATCTATAACTTTTTTAGCATCCGAAATTTCAATTTGAACAAGAGCATTTTCATAATATTGAAGCATAGGCATCACAAAGCAAGTCTGAAACCACGAGGGAATCGTAAAGCCTTGCTGACTGATAATTGTAATTAAATCGTCTGGTATATCAATTATATATTTCATAATTTTTAGCTAACTGTAAAAGTCTTAACTGCCCCATTCTGATAGCATTTAAAAGAATTGCTTGTTGTGTTATACCAAATTTGCCCATTTGTCGGACTAACGGGATCAGTTGCCGTTTTCTGTATAACCAACGAACCAGTCGGGGGAATCGTGACATTATTGATATAAACCCCTCTTTCAAGTTTATTAACCCGATTGGTTAAATCCTCTATAACTTTGACTAAATTATCAAACTCCATAATTTTATTATACTGTTTTAATAAATTACTTTTGCTTTCCTATGCTTTCTTTTACTTCTTCTTTTATCCTTAATGAACAGTCAACACGATTGTCGGAGTAATACTGTTATCAAGCGAGAATTGTCTTTTCCAAACCCGAAGCTGTCTATTTGAAATCTCAAGATCGGGAATTGTAAAGAAGGGGAAATCCCCCAGATTATAAGCGGTAATATCGGGGGCATCGTCAAGATGAGTAATTGTAAAATCAGCCAAAGGTGTTTGATGATAGGTTAAATATAAATTAGCCGCCGCCAATATTGCACTCGGATCAGTCAAAGTTTTATCGGATATATCATTTTCCAATAAGCCATAAGCCGAGAGAAAAGTCGCCGCCGCCTGAACATATTGTATATTAGCATTTGCTCCCGAACCATCGCCCGAATACCAGATTGTATTTACAAGGGAAGAAGCAAGGGGATCGTGGAAAACCCATTGATTGACATTCTGATCGTCAAAAATAACATTCGGAAGCGATACGCCCTTAAACGGATAATAAATATTGAAATTCTTGGAATTATCTAAATCGAAATCAAACCCAGAAGCGAGTTTGGCATTTGATAGGTTTATAATTTCATCGAAGATATGAGCATTGTTATAGGTAATTGAACGATTAACAGTAGTCGGAGCCAAACCTTGAACTATACCGAGATTACCATAAGAACCATTTGTTTGAGTAGTATTGATTAACGACCAAGCAATTTGTGCCGCATCCTGAGCCGTAAATGTCACTCCAACCCCTGTCCGTCTATAATTTAACATAGTGAGCCACCCGATCATTGCGATTGTGACAGTCATTACGCCTTGCGTGTTTTTAGCAATCTGAAAATCGGAAACAACGCCATCGAAAAGTTTAGTAGAGGTATAAGAACCGATAACTGATTTTTCAATCCATATTTCATTTGTCGCCCCGATCATTAAGGTCATAAAATCAACATTGTAGGCCGAAACAGCATTTTTAAAAGTAAGATAATCAACTGTGACAGTTCCTGACTTCCCCTGATTTAATTCTTCGGTAAAGGTAAAAGAGGTAAAAGGAAGTTCGTAAATAGCCCCAGTCGCTAAAACCTTAATAAAAACCGCATAACTTGTTTTTCCGCTGTTCCACATATATTTTTAAATACCTATAAAATGCCCCTGCCAAGAAGCTATTGCATATCCAAGTTGAGTATTAGGACTTGAAGATAAATTTATTAAATTATTTCCCGCTAAAAAAGTAAAGAAATTCCCCGTGAAATATTGTCGCATATTTGTTCCGTCATTTAATACACAAGTCCGATTAAACATATTGACGGTTATTGTTTGTCCTGCGGGCAAATTATAGCTCATGTTGAGAATTTGATTTGTCGTGACATTTACAAGAGAGGCAAAATTTAAAGGTCCATATAGGGTAAAAGTCGGATAAGCGATCATATTTCCCAGATTATTTAAAATGACCGAATTATTGCCCCCATTTGCAAAATTAAGAGGGATACCCATTGGAATTGAGATTCCGCCACCCGTTGCAATATTTACAGTTGTATTATGAATAGTTTGTTCCAATAAATAAGGATATTCGGTTTGTATTTCAACGAGGAATGATCCGATCTGTGGGCTTTCCGCATCAACATCCCCCGTGACTATAACTGACCGACAATCTGCCGTGACTACTGTTCCATTGGCTAGGGTAAGAGTAAGCGTGACAGGCGGATTTTGCAATATCTGATCTAACGCCGCCTCAAAAGCATTTCGTTGATTTGCAAGATCGGAAAATGAACTTCCGAAAATAGTAAACTCCATTACAAAATGAAAATTCTGCGGTTTAGAAATACCGAGTTTAGTTCCCGCAAATGTTCCCTTTCCCGCCGCATTTACAGAAACCCCGGGCCAAGCCAAATTACGGATAGCCGTTAAAAAGAAATTCCCTGTCATTAAATTTGTTGATCCGAGATAAGCTGATGTAATCATAATTTAATCTTAATTATCTGTTATTTCTTAAATACCATTGTAATTTCGCCCCCAAAGCATTGACATCGGTATCGTTATTTATATTAGCACTTATTTGAATCGGGGAATTACTTGTATTGTTAATGACACTTGAGGGGATTGATTGATTACCCGCAAGCATATTGTTTGATAAAACAAACTCCCCCGCATGAAGCATCGCTAATCCCGTTTGGGGTACGAAACCACCATTTGCGAATTGAGGGATAGTTGGTAATTGTATTGCTCCTAAACCAATCTTTTTAGCAACACTATTTGCCCCATTTATAAGACTATTGATTGCTCCGATTATTGAATTAACCATATTTTTGACATCATTTATAATATCCTGAACGATATTATGGATATTTGTTCCGAGAGTTGAAAAGAAATCCCCAACAGCCGTGAAAACTGTTCTCGCAACTGATTGAACTTCTTTCCAATGGGTAATTAACAAAACCCCGATTGCAATTATTGCCACTATTGCTAAAATGACCAATCCGATCGGAGAAGTAAGAACGATCAGAGCCGCATTTAATAACCAAGTCGCCGCAGTCCATAATCCCGTCGCTACCGTGACAGCTGTTGTCGCTATCGTGTGTGCAACTGTCGCTATCGTATTCAATCCCAAAGCGGCAGTATGGGCAATAAGACCGACAACTGCAAGGGCAACCGCAACTGTTCCGATTCCGATTGCCGCAATTAAAGTATCAAGAACTGCCTTATGCTTATCAATAAAATTGATTAAACCCTGAGTAGCATCGCTTAACTTATCATAAAAACCGCCCTTGACTACTTCGCCCGTTGAAGATAATCCGAGAATTGATAATTTCATTTCGTCAAACCTATTACCGAGAGCCTGTTGCCTTGCTTCAAGGGTGTGAGAATCCGCCGCCTGCGATTTTGCAAATTCTCCTGATCCCGTTGTTAAAGTTGCAAATGCCTTTGTGACATCATTTATATTAACTTGCGTTGCGAGAAACGCTTTTTGCGACAATCCCTGACCCGTGGTTGATTTGTCAACCGAGGTATTTGCTCCGTCGAGTTTATCTTTCATCGCCTGAATCGCATCAGTAGCCGATCTGATTTTATCTTCGTGGGCTTGGGTTGCCGCCGATCCAGAAACATGTTTGGCTTCTAATGTTGCCAAAGCATCACTCGCAGTAGCAATTTTATCTTTTAAAGCGGTCAACTGATCTGCCGACATCTTATTCTTTGTCGTGAATGTATCCTGTGCGGTTCCAGCATCTTCTAATTGTTTTTTGATTGTATCCATTAAAGGAATGCCCAACGATTTGGAGAATCTTGAAAGCATTGAAACGGAAATTTCGCCCTTATCGTCAACCATTCCGAAAATCGAGGCTAGGGTTTGCATTTTACCACTTGCCTGTTCTAATGAATCCGAAGAACCAACCGAAGCAGAAGTCATATTTTCCATTAAGGAAACGACTTGTGACTGAGGAATACCCATTTGAATAAGTCGTTGAGTAAATTCCTCAACCGCCCCCGTAGGCATCAATCCGCTCTCCGTGATATTCTTCATTTGCGAAAGCATAGCATTTGTTTTTGCACTACTTCCCGTGAGATTATCAAGGTTAACAGATGTAAATTGAAGTTGTTCGCCGAGTTTGACTGTATCTACAATCGCTTGCTCTGCAAATGCCGCAAACTTTTCTCCGAGATCGGCAATCATTGAACCGACAGCAACTCCGATAGGAGTAATACCATTTAAAGAATCCCCTACGGCCTTAATCTTATCTGATGCTTCGTCTTGAGCATTTATAACAATATTGAGGGAAGAACTTCCGCTATCCATATACTTTTATTATACTGTTTTTAAGGAATTACTTATTACGCTGTCTCTCTCTTTCTGCCTTTGCATTTTCAATCTGATTTTTTAAAGACATAAAAGTTATAATTCTTTCAACCCAATCAACGGGCTGTTTTTCAAGTTCTGTATAAGACATTTTCAAAGCAAAACAAATGTATGTTTCATAAAACGATTCGGGAAGCTGTTTTGAATCTTCTCTGAGGAACTTTGTAAGGGCAATATGCTCCGCTTTACTTATTTTTTTTTTTACAAAACATCGGGATTAGTCATTTTATTGATCGCATCATAAACGATTGAAGCATCTTGTCTTTCCCAGCTATTCACTTCTTCGAGAAAACCCGAGGTAATTACCTTATCGCCTTTTGTGATCTTAATAACAAGATGTTCTAATGCATAATCCTCAGCATCAAGCACAATCTCTCCGCTAAAATTGACTAATGTTTTGGGGTTTTTAGGATCGCCAGAATTATTTGTAGTTATCTGTGATCCCTTTGCATAAATTCTTTGTAGGGCTCTTTCAAGACCAAAAGATACGAAATCTTTTATTTCAATAATATATTTTGAAGGAGTATTTACAACCATATTTTAAAAACTAACTTCTTTAGACGGCGTATGTCGCCGTAGTATTCGTTAAAACTGCCTTGAATATTCCATTTGTTGCATCTTCTCTTGCTTCAAATTCAATGTCGACTGCATTGTAATCAAAAGCGAATTTAGTATTGAATTTTGAGAAATCACATTGTGAAAGAGTAATAACCAGCGTGTTGAAATGAGAAGTCCCGATTGCATCTCCCGTAATGGTAAGAACTATTGCCCTTTCCGTCTTGGCAATTAAATCTGCGAAATATGAAACATCAACGCTATCGAGGTAAAGAGTTAATTTTCCCTTACATTCCGATTGTTTGGCATAAGCCTTTGCGGGTTCGACTGCTCCCATTCCCCAGAAGTGATCTAATCCCGAAGTATAATCAATTTCAAAACTTGTGACTTTCGCTTTTATATCTGTTCCGCCAATAGACAAAGATGTTATATCCCCGAAATTAAAAGGTCTATTTGTTTCGTAGGATTGAGTAATTGGACCCGCAGTTGCCTGTGTCTTACCAATTACATCAACCGCAATATCAATTTCCTCTCCTGCCTTGCCTGAAATCTTGAAAGAAATGAAATTGACACCTGCATATCTGGTTGAAACTGCACTTAAATATTGCTCGACTGTATAAGCGGGTTTAGTAATGTTATCTATGAAAGTGTGGGTATAAACTGCTCCAGTTTCTACTGTTGCTGGGGTATCAACCGAAACTGCTCCCAATAAGAAACCCAAAGCTGTCGGATAAGCGGGAACTGTATAAGAACCCTTATAATTTCTTTTACCTAATGCCATCAATTTATTTTTCGATGGTTTAGTATTGATCCCCTCAATCGAAATTAAATCTTGATTTACGGTAAGACCGTTAGAGGGTTTTATTGCAATCGAAACGGTAGGCACAACTGCCACTCCCCAAGATGATTCTTTTCCTAATGATAATGAATTTGCTACGCCTTCCATAATTTAATTATACTGTTAATTACTTATTTTTTTTCTTTTCTGTTTCCCTGACAATTTCTTTGACTTCTTCGAAATGAGGATGATGGATTTTTTTATCAGATGTAATCGTTTCTCCTGCCTGAACGATCCCGTAGCCGATAAGATTGATTGCGGTCTTTCCTTTATGAAGATACTTCATAACTCTATTATACTGCTTTGACTTTTGTTTTTTTTAGCAACAAAAAGGGGATCCGTTTCCGAATCCCCAATTTGTCTATGCCTTTGCCTTAAAGAGTTTATATGCTCTCGCAATCGCATCTTTCTTCTTGGCGTGTCCTGATTGCTGAATTAAGATTTTGAAAATCCCGACCACGAAAACAAATTCCAAAACCTGTCAAGCCCGTTTTTTGAGGTTTGAACCTATGAGGTGAAATTTTGCCTATTGATTATATTGATATAACAACCTAATCAATTTTGATATTGCGATTTTATTCTTGAAGAATTTAACCCCTTGTAAATCGCTTTGTGGCTTTATAAACGATTGTTGCCCGATAAAAAGAATTAGCAGAGGAATTACCATCAAACGAAGTGGAAATCTCAGTCGGGAATGAAACTTTGCCCCCAAGAGTTAAGTTTGCGGTTGACCAAAGCATCTCAACAACTTCCGTGCAAATTTGCCTGATCTGGGATTGAATGGCAATATAATTGGTATTATCTAATTGTCCGACAATTCTAATTGACACACTTGAAAGCCTTTTAATATCCCGCAGATCAAGGTAAGCATCCGCTTCGGTATTCGGATAAACAAAAGCAGTCGGATAATCCGATACTTCATTCGGCTGTCCATTATAAACGGATTTAATATCGGAAATCCCGCCTAAAAGTGAAACTATTGCTGTGCAAATGTCGTTATACATAATTTAATTATAGCTATAAACCATAATCTTGTTTTGCCTGCCCCATTGTCCACGATAAAATCTCATCCATTTGATCTTTAACCGCCTGAAATGCTTTCTGCATATAATGATGGGCTTGAACTCCCCGAACATAACGGGCAAAAACCGCAACCCCGCCTTTTGCATTGACACGATTGCCATTCGGAACAAAAGCGAGGACTTTCGCCGATTTTGGATAGATCAAGGAAGCCTTTGGCCCATAAATCCCCGTGCCTTCTTCTTGATAACGGGCATAGGAAACATTAGTACCCAAAATTCCCTTAAGGTTAGGCCAAGAACCGTCGATATGCGATCCGCCGACCAATGATCCCCTTAAAGTGTTCTGATCGACAGGAGCCTCTTTTACGGCGACGGATTGAGCTATTGCCAACGCCCTTGACAACATTTTGCGGGCGACATTCTCAATAATCGTCGAATCTTTTAATTTCGCCGCTAATTCATCGAAACCTTGTAATGAAACTTCAAAATCTGCCATATTATTTCGAGATGCACACTCCCTTAATGTAATATTGACCGAACATTTTTAAACGATTAGTAAAGCTCTTAACGATATAAACCTGATTTGCGACTAATTCGCTGTGCATCGCATCGGTAATTGTAATTTCGGATTCAGGAAGAATATTTAATATTGAATCATTGAGAATTGTAAACTGATAGCCTTGACCGACAGGGAGTTCATATAAAGCGTTAATCGCTTCCCCAGCGGGTAAAATTAAAGCCCTGATGCCACTAGAGGGTGTACCATATTGCTTATGGGTAGAATCCCCCGTGAATTGTTTAATTGTGACGATTGCATTAAATAACATAAATAAAGCATAGTTAAAGAACTATCTTTTTATAATTCCGAATAATTGATTTAATATAAACGGGCAAATTATTATTGAATGATACCGAGAAACCCGAAGTGTTTAATTGGTTAACATCTTTTCCGCCATATTGACCGCCCAGAAAAGTCTCGGCAACCGATCTTTTAATTCCGAGAACGACATCATTTCCCCAAAACTTGTCAATCGTATAATGAATTTCAAGGGCATTATGATTATCTAAAGCACTTTGAGGCGGAGTGACAAACTGAATATAATCCGTGTAAACATAGAAATCTACGCCGAGAGTAATTTGATTGGTTTGCTGTGTAGCATCGTAAATTACATTTCCGTCGAGCAATATCTTTGTGACGATTTTTATAGGAAGATTGAAATAATAATAACGATATTTTCCCGCATCTGCCGTTTCGAAATAATCCTGAGCTACTGCGGGAACATCCTTTGACTGAATAACAAATTGTCTCTTGCATTGACGGGCAATAAAATCCTCATAATCAGAAATTAAATCGGTAATTAAAGCCTGTTCTGTGGCTGATAAGGTTCTGCCCGTGAGATTAGCAATATCCGTATAGGTCAAACCCGAATACCCATTGAGATATAAATAGGCTTTTTGTGCTGTCATATAAATCTATTATACTGTCAGCGAGATTATTTATTCTTAACTCCCTTGATCTGTTTATCTTTCGGAGCTGACTGAATTGCTTTCTTCTTTTCTTCTGCTTTAGATTGCTCCAAAATTTTTACATCTGATCCAAGAGCTGAACCAACAGAATCATCAACTTCACGGACTTCGCCGAGTTCTAATTTGATGATATTTCCGTTTAAATCTCTAGTGGTAATATTTCGTAGTGCTTTAATTTTCATATAACAACCCCCTTTCTTGAAAATTTGTAGTTTATTTTAATTTGGCTCGTGGTACTTGTTAAGCGTATTTATTGACTTAACATTGCCACTCAAGTTTGAGCTAACGCTGTTATTAGCAAAGTAATCGAAATTAGCTTGCGGCTGTTTTGAGCATTACGAATGCCCTAGCGGCTTCTGCAATTTCAATATCAACTCTCTCAATTACTCTCAATGCCACCATATCTTGTGCGAATAGGTTCAATGATGTTTCCCCATCCGTATCGATAACAGTTGCGTCTCTCGAAATATCAACTGTATATTGCCGACGATCTCCGAATAACATAAAGTTGAGGTCTGCGAGAACTATAAATGCCTTACCCGCCTGACTTTGATCAGTTGCGTGAGGCAAAGCTCTCGTGAAGACTACTGGAATGTTCCACAATGTCGCTGGCATTCCCTGTCCAGGGAGTTGCACTATTGGATAGCCCGTATTAGTTTGAATCTTGCGAATCGAATTGAATACAGACAAAGACATATAGAACTTTGCATTGGTTATGGCACTCTCATCGAGGTTGGAAATCATATCAAGAAGATTATCCAAAGTGACCTTATCATAGGTCGTATTGCCAGAAGTCATTATAACACTAGGAACACTTGAGTTCTGTATAATTCCTTCTCCACCTGCCAAACCATTAAATGCCCAGTTATCCTCAATTTTTGCCAAGGCTTCTGCTGACAATCTTGTTAAGAGATCGACAACATCAACATTTGCGTCCTGTACGAGTTCAACACTCATCGGAACTAATACGGCCAATTTCTTGGCAGTAAGAGTTGTTTGCGTAATTGTTGGCTTTGAAGCGGTAATAGTGAAGCCTTCTCCGATTCTATAACCTGTGACTGTTGATGCAGTCGGATACTTCAATATTTGCCCTGTCATTGGGACCACTCTACTGTTTGCACGGGCAACTCCGTATACATAGGCCAAACGAATGACCTCTGATGCGAAGTATGTAGGCACTAAAAATCCACCGTCTCCAGTGGTTCCCTCGGACATTGCCTTAACCGATGCGAAGTCTTTATTATAGAGAGCTTTAATGAAGTCCGCGACTTTCATCTTCTTCTCTATAAGTTCGGAATTAGCGACCTCTTTTTCAGAAGCGCCCCCGAATATCGCCTTTCGTGCTGATCTATTCTCAGAAAGTCTTTTAACTACTTCATCAGCCACACTAGGTGCGACTATGCCAGCGACTTCTTTGACTAGCTCTTGCTGTTCTTTTTTTGCTTGTTCGTCCATAGAAAAATTTGTTTGCGTTTATATCTAAATCCTTTTAACAACCGAAGAATTTAAAATTTCCCGTTAATTCCTCTCTCCGTCATCTTTTGCAGATTGTTGGCTATTTGAGGGGGTAATCAACTGTTTCATCAATTTTAATGCCTTGCCATTTTCCTGATCCGCTTTGACTGTGTGTCCTTTAATCATTCTTAATAGTTTTAATTTCTTTTCCTCTGCGGTTAAATCCTTAACTATCTCGCTTTTGACTTCTACTTTTTGAGAACCATCGGGATTATTTGGATCAAGCGGATCAATCCCCTTATCTCCGTTTGGTTCGCCTTGATTTTCTCCGTCCTGATCCCCTGATTCTGCGACAGAAGCAAGAACCGTGCCGACATCCTTAACGGCGTGATTTAATAAGCTTTCATGTTTAGCCGAAATAGTCCTGCCCGCTTTAACCCTTATATCTTCTGTTGATCTTGCATAATCGGGATCATTTGTCCCCATAACGAATAATAATAATTCAGCAAATTGACCTGCGGTTAAATCAGTTAATGGTTTATCCTGCGGATAATCTAATTGCCATTGTTTATCGGGATCAGTCATCGGATCATTTTCAATATCCTCATCAGGAGAATCACCATGTTCTACAGGTGTGACTTCCTTTTTCATAGCCTCTAATTCTTTGAACATCAAGGGAGCATTTGATTTTATATAGCTTAATGCTTCGGGATTAGCGGGAACGGGTACTGCCGATAATTCCAATAATTCAGTCTTTGAGAAAGTGAACTTTCCGTCCGTTGCCAATTCAAGAGGCATAAACCCAACCGAGAAAGCATTAAGGAACTTATCTTTGAATAATTTAAACACTTCATTTGCCATTTCAGTATCAGCGAATTTAATATTGAACATCAATTTGCCGTTTTCAACCCATGTTTTGAGAGCTTTACCTATTGGAAGTGAAGAATAATCATGTGCGAACAAAATAATGGGATTTTTCATAAAGTTTTTCAAATCCCAGCCTTTTGGATCAATGGATTCGCCTTGTCTGTCAACAATTCCCGATGAACCGACTACGCCAGAGAGGATTTTATTTGTTTCGTCTATAACGCCTTTTGCTTCTGCGGATAAGAATAACTTTTTAAAAGACTTCATAACTTTATTATACTGTTAATGTTTATATTTTTTTTATTTTCTTTCTCTGATCCTTTTTGACTATTACTACAATGTTAATCTTCGGGAAGATACGCCCGATTTTAAACCCGAATAAAAACGCTTTTCTAAAACTCTTTGGCCTGAATGAATAAGTTTGTGACATATTCTAATGCATTATCCAAAATACGGAACGACATCACACTCGCAATTCGGATGAATAGGCGGTTCTGAATCCCCGCTCGGAAACGCCTCGCCGATACCGACAACTTCGCCAATGTTTCCCGCACATTCTTCGTCTTGAGGATCATTACCGATCCACTCTAATTGATCGACTGCACCCGAAGCCTGCCAATCCATAACAGCCCCGCTTTGGTAAGCATCCTGCAATTCAGTTCGGGCAATCATATCGCTACGCCATTGTGTTTCTTCCGAAAGAGTATCTGCAACTTCACTTTGAATAGTCGGGAGATCCGTCACATCATTCGCTAAATTTTGTGCAATCACGCCCCTTGCCTTATCATAGATAGTCTCAACTTCGCCATCAGCAGTCGCTTGTGACCTAGCCTTGAGATATTTTACTGCCGTTTCGCTTCCGATTGAGAAAGGATTGACATTATACGAATTTGAAGCATTGGTAAACGATTCTTGTAATGTATCTTGATTTTGAGAGAAAACAATAGTCCCGAATAAACCTTTCCAACCTGAAAGATCAGGCATAATTTGTTTTAATATATCTTCAATGCCTTTTTTAACGATTGCCCCTTTATATCGCAATCCCTTGACGGGCTTCGCTTTTATATCCCGAACAAGGATTTTAAATTGCTGTTCATATTTACTAGCGTCTTTTGATACTTGGGCATTTATATATCTCTTTTTTCTTGTAAGGTATTTACGATCCCCTACTGATCTCTTAAGCCATGATTTAGGAAAGAACTTTGCCATTTTAATTTTCCTTACGGCTCTAATTCCCTTTGGCTCATTTTCCTCGTTATTCTCATCCTCATCGGGTTCGTCGTCTTCGGGGGGTATAGTATCTTCGGGTTCTGGTTCAATTATTTCTTGACCGACAGCAACCGACAAGGTGGGAACATAAAGTTCATCTCCGCCCTCAACAGGATCAAGACCTTT